TTATTTAAACGTTCCCCAAGCTGCGGAGTTGTAACGTACTGGCAAGAATACGTGTACACCGTTATATACGTGGTGGATCATTACATAGTTGCCTACCCGTTTCCATGAATCATACTTCCATGATGTGTAGGCTGGCAAGTAACCACCTTGAGCTGCATTGAAGCTAGCGGCACCGACACGGTTCATGATTTCGGTGTCACCATTTACGAAAGTACCATTTTCAGGTGTGAAACCAGCGGGTACGTTTGAATTACTTGGTTTTACGGGATTGACCGGATTAGTTGGCGTTGTGTTTGTCCCGCTACCATTTTCAGGTAAACCAGTCTTCAAATCTTGCGCAAATTGGGCTTTAGTAATCCCATGGCTTGCCAAATAACCATATGGGTCTTGATGATCACCCCAGACATTATCAGTAATCCATTTGTGCGTTACAATCCCGTAACCGGTATCTAAATTAGTGCTAATACCAAATTTCTTAGCCGAGTCGCGTAGCAAGTTAACATAAACCGCGTAATCAATCTTAAATTGATTGTTATCGTAGGTGCGTGCTAATTCAACTTGAACCGGTGCATTAGCATTGCCCCATGTCCCAGCACCCCAACTTACATAACCATCAGCACCAACACGATAGACTTGACCACCGTCACCAACAACGTATTGCGTATAAGCATAGTTAGTGTTCCAAGTACGCTTCATATAAGCTGCGTTATTAACTGCTGGCGCATAAGTCCCAGTTTCATGCGCAATCACTAACCGATTATTAGTGCGTTGATTAGAGCCTTCGTTAACACCTAATTGGTAAGTGTTATTGACCGAGTATGCTTGTGCCCCGCCAATCATAGCTGTTGATGCAAATAAAATAGCCGCCCCAAAGGCGACTACTAATTTATTTAATTTTTTCATTTTGAATCTCCCTTCGTGGTGTCATAGACGACGCCGACTAAACCTAAGATTGTAAGCACCGTATTAACGATGCCTTGTACTTGGCTAGCTAAATCGTTGCTGAATTCAATTCCGAAAACTTTGGCCACTTGCTGAACTAACACAATCAATAGAGCTGTCAGCGAAGTCCACAGCACTTTTGAGTGCCAATCTACTTTTTTAATCATTAATTACCCTCCTATTAATTTTTCAAATAAAAAAAGACCAATCGGGATCAAGATAGCTGTAATAGCTGTCCTTTGAGTCCACTTAGATCTATCATTTAAATCTTCAATATCTTTTTGATTTTCTTTAGCAATCGAATAGGCCTTACTAGCTTTGATTGCTGTTGAATCAAGATTGCTAGTGTTCTCTTCAACTCGAGCTAAGCGCTCCCGAATGTCAATTAGCATCTCTGTTACGTTTAAATCATCCTTATCATTGCTCAAACCATGCTATTCCTCCTACGTGATTAATTTTAAAAAAATAAAAACAGCGACCCAAAAAGGTGCTACTAGCTTTAAACCATTTTTAACGCCGGTAAATAAGTCCATCTAGACTCCTTGGAGGAAGCTAGTTAACCTCTCTGTCACAAATCGATAGCCAACATTATTAAGATGTAACCCGTCAAGCGTTAACGCATCGAGGTTTAACATGTTAACACCGCTTTGAGCATATCCGTCCCAGACTGGGATTGAATATAGTCTTCCGATTTCTAGAATTGCTTCTCGATAGTCGTTGAGCGTATATCCAGCGTTATTCTTGTTGTAAATGTCATAGCCATCTTTGTTTCGCTGTAATGGCGTCATTAAAGTGATTAATTGGTCTGGCTTCGATTTAAAAATAGACTCAATCGCCGATTGTAGCGCGCCTGTTGTGGTCGCTTTGTCGAAAACAGCGCCAACTTTATCGATTGCTCCTAGTTTAACATCAAGTTTAAAGTCATTGGTGCCACCCTCGATAATAACTAAGTCACACGGCTCATATTTGGTTTCAATACAATTACCACTCCCATTATCTGTAGTTTTACCACGTGCGATCGGTGCGCCAGAAATCCCCAAATTAGCAACTTCATTAAATCCAAGAGACTCTTTTAACAGTGTAGGATATCCGATTGCCGTTGTCCCATCTGGTTGCGAATGCCCGTCATACCAGACAATCGAATCACCAAACATCTGAGCAGATTTGCCATACCATTGGTTGTTGTAGTCTACTAGCCATGGCAATTTAACGGCCGACGACTCAACGTACGGTTCGTAGGTGTCCGGCAATTGCTCGTTAACGGCAATCATGAAGCTGCTAACGTCGTCCTTGGGAATATTAATAATTACATAATTAATGTCTGACGTTGTGACAACCGCTAAATTATTTTTCTTTTCATTAACAAAATAATCTTTAACCGGTTTTTTATCAAAATCATAGCCAACAGCATACGTCTGGTTTCCAACACTTAGAGCTAGAACGTCGCCGGGAGTTACCGCCACAAAATCGGTTCTGTACCAATTCTCAGATTTGATAAATCCAGACATAATTGCAGCTTCACCGGCGATTGCTTTTGTTTTGTCAAATCTATTAATTGATGATTTAGCTAACAATTCGGCGCCCTTTATTTGTTTAGGATCAATCGAATCATCATCGAGCGCCCACCAGTTCAGACTGGCTTTGTTAGGATAGGGATTGTAGGCTTCATATGCAATCGGCATAGGTTCGTTAATTGTTATCATGGCATCGTCTAGATTTGCCTTGTATACATTAGCCACTAGTTTTACAACGCCTTGCTCAACTGTGATCGTAGCGGACTTAGGTGCATTGCCTTCTGCCACATAATCTTTAATTGCCTTGCCAGTCCCGTCAAACCCGATTGCAAACGTTGCATAAGCACGTTAAAGCTAACCTCATCTCCAGACGTGACCGCCATAGGTTCGGTATAAATCCAATTGCCGTTATCAGCAACCCCGTTAAGGCCCATCGCCCCGGAGCTTGTTTTATTTGGATCAAAAATATTTGTGCTTCTTTTATTTTTAATTTTTTTATCAGCGATTTTTCTGAAATCGATAGCGTCATCTGAGATCATTCTATTTTTAATTGATAAATCAACAATCCCTTGCGATTGATAAGCACCCGCATCTTTCCAATCGTTATTTGTCCAGATATATTTGTGTCCATTATCAGCTACCACAAATAGACCTGGTTTCCCAGTCGGATATTTAGTCTTCAATTCATCTAAGCTAGCCACAGTTTCTGGAACATAACTTACTTGCGATAAGTAATCATCAATATACGTTTTGTCAGCTTTGTTCGCCAGTCTTGAATTAGCAACGGCAATGGCATTATCCTGCGCATCTTCGCGGATTCCTAGCAACTCAAAATTGCCACGAGCTGCTGCGACTTCTGCTGATTGATTGCCGCCTGTTTCTTGCATCAATTTGGCTAAGGCTTCCCCTTGCTGGGCCATCGCTTCCCGGGTATCTTCACCATAAGTTTTGTGGCGCATCGCTTTACTGATTTCACTTAGTGATTGCAATTTTGAATTATCGAACGGCGTTGGATCACGATAATCTACTGTATCTCTTTTGATTTCATCTGCCACTATTTATTACCTCCTTCTAACGCAGTTAAGCGTTTCTCGAAATCTTTATTAGTAGTTTCCTGTTTTGTATTAATTGTTTCTTGATTTGCTTTAAATGTCTCTAAATCAAGCACGTTTTGACCGATTTCACCGAGGTTGTTAATGATTGTCGTCGTTTGATTCTCTAATACGACTAATTTTTTAAGAATTGCTTTGAAATCCGCATCACCGATGTTCTCAATTAACTTGTCGTACTCGGTTTTGAGGCTAGATAGTTCTTTTTGAGCCGATGACAATGCTTCATTGGTCGATTCCATTTCTTTCGTAATTGTAACAATTCTAGCGGTTTGACTCGCAACTCTGCCTTTAATCTCATCGATTGCTTCGTTTTGCTTCTTAATAAGCGCCTCGTAATCGGCTTGACCCAGCAACTTATCGCCAATCGATAACGTTGAGTTAAATGGTTCGCAGATGTCTAACGACTGGCCAACAATCCGCAACCGTTCATTAATTCCCATTAGTGGATTAATCGTTTGGTGGTAATTGCCGCATTCAAAACTGTCGACCGTCATACCAGATAACAGACTCAAATCAATGGCAGTCACTTGGAACTGTTCTTTGATTTCTCGCTGACTATCAAGTGCTGCCTGCCCTTTAGATTTTAGGATTGAAGCGACTTTAACATCGTCCCAAACCTCCGCATGAACAACGTAACCGATTTTCTGAATCATCGATTGCGATGATAGAACAGAGCTACCGTTATTGACAGACTCAATTGTCAATCTTGGTTGCGATATTTCAGAATCACCAGTTTCGTTCTCCACCTCGGCTCTAGCGCCTAATGGTTTAATTACCGAATATGCCTCACTTGGATCAACAGCTCGTTTCAAAGATAGCAAGTTGCTTGCTAAACGAATGTTTTGACCGCTTAATGTAGCAATCTCTGGCACATAGTCTAAATAAAGCCCATCTGGCTCATGCCTTAAACGAATCTCACCGCCATATTTATCAATTAACTTCTCTTTAATCGTGTCATACGTCGTCTTAGAATCGTCAATTGACTTATAGACGTTATCTGACGGACTAGTAACAGTCACTTGGCCCAACTTAATGCGCTTATATGAATCAACTTGCCTATTATGGACGTCAATCATGTGGCTTAGGAACGCCTTTAAATTGTTGTTAGACAATGCGTAATAGTCTTGGATAGAATCGTGCAAGAAAGCCGTTAAGCCTTCGCATGTGACTGTTTTGTTAAAAAGACCGCTGCTATCCATTGAATCGGTTGTCGGCAAAACTCGACCTTCAAACAACACCTTATTGAGTTTTGTGTTGGTAACCTTGACGAATGTTGTCCGGTATTTAAAAGCGTTGTACTGTGGCGATTTAGGGCTGATATTAAAGGCGAAAGAATCGATTGAATCAACGTCTTTGGTTATCTTGGCGGATAGCAATTTTACGCTATTCATGTTTTCAGAATGAATAGTCGTTTCTTGCCCGTTCCAACCTTGGCGCACTGTTACGCGATACATTAAATCAACTCCTTATGCCAATTGAAGCTTATTTTTCCCGTGCCTTTAATCGTCATGCTTGTCTCACCTTGATTAAGCACGAAATCAGGGCTTTCAATCGTACCTGCTGGGATTGTGTAATTTTGCCCATTAGCTGTAATTTCAAACGGTGCAGTTGCCACAATCTGTGGGTTAGCTTGGTTCTGCCCAACGTTGTAGAGTGTTACTGTTCGACTGCCCACAACTGTGTATTCGGTAATTTGAGCGATGTCTAATTCGAAATTAAACGCATCCCAGATGTCGTTACCCTCGGCTAGTTCGTGAATTCGGAATGGATAACAGATGAACTCAACCGTAAACTTACCGTGCCGAACGTATTCGTCCCATGAAGGTGCCTCTTGCACTTCGCCTAAGTAATAATAATCACTCATGACGTCGTCTTTTAGCTTAACTTTATGATTAGCGCCCATTAGCCAATTAACTGTCTTAGTCCACTGTGTGTACAACGCGTCTTTATTGAATCGGTCATGTTCAATAATTAGAAACGTAAACTTGAGTTTGCGCTCACCATAACTTTGTCCGCCATACATTTCAGACAAATCCAGAATCGTATTGCTGAAAGGCAGATCTTGGACAATCTTATTTTTTGACGGGAAGCCGATTTCTTTTGGATTAATGACCGTTAAACCCAAGCTGTCCGATCGTAACCCATTGAATTCAATCCCGTAGTTAGAATTTGCTGTCAACTGCCAATCCCCTACCTTTCATTTGGCTACGACGAGCCGTTTCTGTTGATCCATATTGCTCATAAGCTGGTGCAAAACTCGAACCATCTACAACTGCCACTGGCCTATTATTAGCAATCTTATTCAATGCTTTTAACACCTTATTATTTGACTCTTTAGCTGTCTGAACGGTCGTCGTTGCCGTATTGCTGTAATTGTTAACAACTGAGTTAGTTGGTGCTACGCCACGTCCAACGCCTGAAGCACTCTCTGCTGTGATACCAGCAAAGCTAAGGCCCGCAGATAATTGGTTGTTATTAAGTGTGTTGTTAATCCGTTTTAATGACTTAGTGAATGCCGAATCTTCAATTGCTGGCATCGTGATCACTGCTGAATTGGCAATGATTGATGTCAATGTGGCAATTGATTGTTTAACTTTTCCGAACTTGTCAACCAAACCGCTATTTAAACCATTCATGATGGCATTACCAGCTGGAATTAAGAGCTTTTTATCATAGCTGATTGGGCCTTTGTGATCCTTAATCCACGTTGCAATACCACCAACGAATCCTTTCACCTTTTCAAAACCACGCTTTAATCCGCCTAAAAAACCACCAATGATTGCTTCACCAGCATCGACTAAAGCATCAGGTACGAAAACTCGAATCATCGCATCTAGCAGGTTGAGGGCAGCGCCGCGAATTGCATCTTTGTGACTTCTAATGTTATCGGCAAACCCATTAATTAAAGTCGTAGCAGCGGTTAACAATCTGTTTTGAGCTTGCAATATACCTCTTACCATTGCGTCAACTAAATTCATTGCTGCGTTAACAACACGGCCCAAATTCTGAGCAATCCCGTTAATGAAGGCAACAATAATGCTAACTGCCGCACCAATCATCGAGGGCACTTTTCTAGCTATCCCGTTCAAGAACGCAACTAATAGATTAATACCGGCGTTTAGAATGCGCGGTAAATTAGCTGTTACAGAATTTAAAAATGTCACAATCATATTAATGACGGTTGGGACAATATTCGGAATACGGCTTGTAATCCCATTAATGAACGTAAGCAATAAATTAATGCCTGCGTTTAAGATACCTGGAAGCTGTCCGGTTAGTGCTGTTAAAAACGTGACTATTACTTGTCCAACAGCTACGACAATCCCAGGCAATTGGGACGTAAGTCCTTGAATGAACGCGATTAAAATAGATGCACCACTTGCAATAAGAATTGGTAAAGCCGCTACCATTGCACCAGTAAAGGCTGTCACAATAGATAATGCTGACGCTGTTACCGTGGGGATCAACATGACAATCGCCAACGTAAACGCACCAATCAATTGAATGGCCGAGCCCGTTAAAGAAGGTATCCCTTGGGCAATCCCACTAATTAATCCCGCGACGACCATAAGTCCGCCTGAAATGATTTGTGGCAATGCTGCGGCAATCGCGGTTAAGATGCCACCTAATAGTGTACCGACACTTTGACCTATTTGCGGAGCCGAAGCAGCAATCGTACTACTAAATGTTGCAAACCCTGCAATCATCGAAGTGATGCCATTTTGAATCATGCCATTACCAAGAACTAAAGATAATAATTTCAAAGCACCGACAACCATGCCGATTGGGCTGAATAGTGCGCCTAGAATAGGAATCAACAGCTTCAGATTGAATATCTCTGTGGGAACCTTAAACTGTTTGAAATTATCTGCAAAGTTTTTAATCACATCACTAACTTTAGCGATAATACTTGTCAATCCACCGCCAAGAACCTTACCGATTCCAGAAAACGCTTTTTCAAACGAATCAAAACTCGGCAAAGCACTTTTTACTGTCCCGACTAGCTTGTCAACGAAGTTTCTAAACGTTTCGCTCTTTTTATATAGAACCACCATGCTTGCTACAACAGCAGCAATTACAGCAATCACAAGCCCCCATGGTCCAATTCCTAATGAAGCCGTTAAAAATTTAAATGCCCCACCCGCAAGCTTTACACTAGCAATCAAATCTTTAAATGCCGCTATTTGAGCACTAATCACAGCCATTGTTTTAATCGCTACAACAAATGCGGCGATTCCTGATACCAATGGCAACAACCAACCTTTATTTTTACCTATAAAATTGAAGACATTAGAAAATGCCGAGATGACAGCTTCTGCAAACGAAATAGCTTTATTCGCGATTGAATCAAAATCAACATTATCTAAGCTATCGGTAAATTTAGAAATTCCATCAATTGCCATTTTTGACACTTTGTCGAAAGCTGGTTGCAATTTATTAGTTAACGTTTCAATTAACCCGTCCATTGCTTCGCCAACGGTTTTGTACTGCGTAGCCATCTTGCCAAACGTGTCATTAGTACCTACCTTCGCAACCGCATCAAAGAAATCGTCTGTTTTAATTGATCCATCTTGAATTTTTGAAACCAAATCAGTTAAACTCATACCCATTTCTTTAGCAACGGCTGCCATACCAGCGGGCGTTTGTTCAAGCATAATCTTGAAGTCTTCCCACGCTACTTGCGGTTTAGCAGCCATTTGCGTTGCTTGTTGACTCAATGATTTCATAGCTTGTTGTGGGTCTTCTGCGGCAGCTGCTAAGCCCCCAAACCCTTCAACAAGTTGAGTCGTATTCTTTGTGCCGACTGCGGCTAATTGAGCGTATGTTGAAGACATGTCCGACGCTGAATAAATTGTTGCTTGGGCATAGCTTTGCAATTCTTTCTTAACCTTAGCAATCTCGGCGCTAGACTTACCAAAGCCCTTCATATTGCCTTCAAACGTCTGCCATGTTGCGCTAGACTCATTCAAACCTTTAACAATCTCACCAAGTCCGCTTGTCACAAAACTGAAGGCAGCGCTAGCAACTTTCACTAATCCAATTGAGGTGGCTAACTCCATGACGCCGACTTTAGCCGTGCCGGAATGCTTGGCGACACCATCTAAGTCGCCAGTTAAGCCGTTCGTTTTGCCACCCTTGCCGAGTTGCCCGAAAACATTATCTAAGTCCTTGGCTGATTTAATCGCCTTATTGCCGTCTGCTTCAATCGTGATTTTAACTGTGCCATCAGCCATACATATCCCCTCCTTCCTCATTGAATTTGTTTCCTAAACTGAATTGTTGTTTGAGCTTTTTAATCTGCTTCTTTTCGTCTTTGTCCTTGATTTCGCTCAAGTCAGTTTTACGAATATCGATAATCTGTCGCATTAGCGTGTTATCAGGTAACGCATTGAGTAGCGCCGAAAACTTCGACCAATGAAGCGAACCTTGCTGCTCGATTAAATCGATGCCATAGGCTTGCATAAACGCCGCATAGATGTATTTGGCGTCAAATAAAAAAGAGATTAGCTGTTCACCATCTCTTTTAGGTTGGGGCATTGGATTGCCCTCAAGATCAACTGGTTGGTTCTCGATTGGCTCACTGTTAATCCGGTCGATTATCTGCTTGCCCACATCTACTTGTGTCTCGAAATCAAGGGCACTAATTAGCTCTTGGTCGTAATCGTGGAGCATGATACCAAGGAAGATATACAACCGATCAGACTCACTCAATTCCTTATCGTCGAACGTCTCTAAGGCGCTCATGACGTTATCAAACGCCATATAAATTGGGTGTTCTTCATCGTTAATCGTTACATAATCGTTTAGAGGGTCGTTCAATTTGAACATTTAACCACCTCTATTTTTGTTTCTTTTTATTTTTGATTAACAAGTCAGCCTTACGCTTATCAGATTTCTTTTGATTTTCGGCAACTTTGCTTTCTAATTCTTCGGTCAATCCGTCCGTTAAATCAGTTAGCAATGGGATTAGCTTCAACAAACCTAAACCAGATTCTGACAACTCATCGTATGTCCCTTCGCCGAACAATTCATCATAATTAGCTTTGACTAGCTCTGTGGCGCCCTTAATGACTTCTCTGAATCCTTCAACATCTTCATCATTAATCGGCTTATTTAAAGCGGGATATTTAACCTTCAATTCTTCTGCTTTAGCCTTGATTGAATCTGTTTTGTCCATCAAATCAGCAATTGATTCCGCGTCCGTTGAAACAAATAAAGAGACAATCTTATTTGTACCATCCAATTGTTTGACCGCCACTTCTAGCGGAATGCCATCGACTTCTTGTTGAAATTTCAATACCATAATTTAAGACCTCCATTAATTTTGTCTAAAAAAATAAAGCCCCGGCATAGTGCCAGGGCTCTAAAATGATTAAGCCCCTATTGAGCTGTGACGTTACCGCCATCTTTGGTGCCTGTAACTGCTACGGCTTTTGGGGCTGTTATTTTGACGGTGTCACTTCAGGTGTCCGGACATAATCTAAATGGCCTGAAAATTCTTCATAGTCTGTGGCATCGCCTGAACCGGCCTTAATTTCCATCGCAGCCGCAACGCCTTCAACCGTTGTCCCGTTCGTTTCGATAATCTTGTGCCATAATTTCCGGCCGTCGTCGGTAGTAACCCGCTTCATATCGGCGATAAGCTTTTGGGCTTTATCTTCTGGATCATAAGTGCCTTCAAAGTTCCACTTTTCAGAACGACCATTAAGGATTGTTCGGTTTGCACCATCACCTGCATAATCGCCATAATCGTCCGTATCTTCGTCAGAATCATCTTCAATTGTTGGGATCCATTTGGCTAATGGTAAATAATCTTCTTCTGCCGGTTTCTTATCATCACTTGTCCAAGGTGCGACAAAGTGCCGACGCTTTGCATTTTTTTGACGCATATAATCACTCCTATTTTTTAAATGTTGTTAAATCTGCCTGAACATCAAGCAGGTAAATAAAAAAGCCCTGTTCGTCTTGGTCCGACAAAAAAGGCTTGTTGCTTACTCGCAATTTTTGAAATTGAAAACTTGAATCGCTGCTGATTAATTCTTCAACCTGTTCAAGGTGCGTTTGAATCTGCCATAAGGTCGCATTAGCCTTCTGCTGATCCTTGGTCTTGATACCAACCTCATAGTTTAACGTCTGGTCTTTTACACCATCGTAATACTCTTGATTGACCTGTCCGCCCGGCAAAGCATAAAGGACTAAGCTGTCCTTAGCCGTTAAATAGCCGAGGGTTAACTTCATCGGCAAATCTGGCAGACTATTGATGTTGTCTTTCAATCGTTCAATAAAGTCCATTACAACTTAGCCCCTTTCTTAAAAGCATCTACCCAACTGTTTAGGTAAATACCTTTAGCTTTCATGTCCCAACGTGGCCCAGTTCCGGGCGTTGTGTAGTTATGAATGCCAACACCATAGTACTGATGCTTAGCATAAGGGCTGTTCCAGACAACGGACTGCCCCCCGCTATCGACGTGTGCCGAATTACGCAACCTATTCTCACGTTTGGGAACAAACTTATTTGAATCAGCCATAACCTGATTAGCTAAAGCAAATTGGCCACGTTTGAAATTAGCAGGCGATAACTTCTTGGTGACACCGCTCAAATCAACTTTAACTTTAATATCACCCATTAAATCACCTTTAATTCGACGCTGTACGGCTTATTAGTCTCAATTTCATGGCTAACAACGTAATCGGTAACTAAATACTCACGACCGTTGTAAACCACCTTAGATTTAAGCCAATCATCATCGGGGGCAAAATAATTACCAGTAAATCGGGCAAACAAAAAGACCGTTGCATTAGCTACGATCTCACGATTATTTCCTGTACCGGTATATTGTTTTGTTAAATCAACACGCACGTTGTCAAGCGTAATCGGGTCTGGATAAGTGGTGTTTTGCCAATCGTCTTCAATAGCCTTAGCAATCGTAATAGAATCAACTAGCCAGCTCGTATCGATTACTTCAGTCATAGTAGATACCTCGACTTAACAAGCCAGTGCCGCTTAGCTGATTAAGTGCTTCTAAACTAACAGCGCTTGTTTCTGCGTTGTTTGAACCGCCACTCGAACTATTAGACCCGAACGACTTAGAAACGCTTGTAGACCCAATCGATTGCGATACAGCAGTCGGCTTGTTAGCCACATCATCGGCCGTCGAAACACCTTGTTTGTCCATGTAAATAATCTGGAAAGCAATTGCACGCTTGTAAGCTTTCTTTCTGAACTCCAAATCGCTTTCCAAATCGTGAAACTCGTAATAACGCCGTACTTTAATGTTTAATTGGATCTCTGCAAACGGGAGTAACTCCTCGAACTTGATGAAATCAAGTTTGAATCCCATCTTGGTAAACTCATCATAAGTCAGCATTTAACCGCCTACTTTCCTGTGATAGTTGCCCCATCTGCTGTTGGTGCCACTGACAACGTTGGGGCTGTTATTTTGACGCCGCACCGACTGTCCCAACAACCAACTTAGTATCGTCATAAACGTAAGCTGCATAATGTTCATCGGCTGTCATAATTGTTGTTTTTCGTGTAATATCGCGATCAGTTTCTACTTGCGCTCCACGTTTCATCACTAACTTAAGTGCTGGTGATGTTTGGCTAACTTTCACAAAGATAGCTTCTGTATCTGTTAATTTTTTAGAACGAACAATTTGAACGCCTAAAACGTCAAGATATGTGCCACTAATTAATTGATTTGCGCCCGCTTCTGAACCCATTTTCTTTTCGATTGCATCAGCACGAATTAAAGCGGCAGTTTTAGGGTTAACAATGAGTACAACTGTAGCGTCGTCTTCATCGCCAAATACATCTAATCCAGCTTGCACACCAGCAACATCCGCTGTCATCGTAACTTTTTGTGTACCTGTTTTAGATGCTGCTAAAAGGTCATCATCGACTTTGTTCGCAATCGAAATACCAAGTTGTTTAGCTGATTCGCCTGGAACATCGCCATAGCCACTTAAAGCAGCTTCGTCAGTAAATGATGTACCTTTACCAGCCTTTTTAATTTTAACTTCTTGGCTTTCAGTTCCAAGTTTATCCAATGGAATTGCTTCACCTTCGGCAATATCTGATGCGTCACCAATGTAAGTGAATTTGGGGAATTTTAATGTGTCGCCTGGACGGCCTTCTAATGTAGAATCAACTTGTGCTAATGGCGTAAAACGCAATGCCTTCTTTAATTCATATGAAACGATTGGTGCTAGTACCTCTGGATTTACTAAATCCGCTAATTTTGTAATTGAATCTGTCATATTTCTAATCTCCTTCTGTGATTGATTTGAAAGTATCTGGATCATTTCGAGCCAAATCTGTACGTTGTGCTAACGTCATTGAATCAAAAATTTCTTTCGTCACTTCTCCTTGTCCAGCTGGATTTGGATTATTTGATGTGACAATAGATGGTTTTGGCGCTTTTGGTTCTTCTGGCTGAAACAAGAAATCCTTATCCGTTTGAATAGCTTTTAATTGTTCGTCTAAGCCTGTTACCTTACCGTCCGCTAACTTAATAGTGTCTTTGTCGATAAACGGCAATACGGCTTTGACGTCGCGAGCGCCCGCGTCCTTTAAAGCTGATTCAATTGCATAATTCGTTTGAACTTCAACCAACTTAGTTTGGCTGTCAGATTCCAATTGAGCTTTATCGTCTTGCAACTGTTTAATTTGAGCTTGTAACTCTGCATTATCCGCGTTGTCCTTGCTTAAATCTTCTAATTGCTTGGCTGATTGGCTAACTTGTTCGGTCAACGTTTCCTTTTCAGTGTTCAAAGTATTAATTTGAGCATTCAATCCGTTAACTGTTTGGCCATGCAATGCCATAACCTTATCAATTGCTGAATCTTCCAACCCTAGTGCTTTTAATTCCTCACGTTTCATGCAAATACCTCCTACGTTGATTTTTAACGTGCCACGCGACACGAAAGTTTGCATAAAAAATAGACCTTTTAACGACGTATCCAGGTCGAATGTTTATTTGACTACTTTTTCCCTTGAATAATCACGGTGTAAGAACTCGTTATCACCAATAAACTGACGCAACGCCCCTTGCTGCTTTCTAATTAGCAATTTAAATTTCTCAGCGCCTTCTCGGTCGCCCAATTCGTTAGCAGTGTTCAACTTACGCTTACTATTGCGAATCGCGCGTTCAAGTTGGCGTTGTTTCTGTTGAACCTTACCATTCTCCTGTGCTTCAATCGGATCATATTGCTCTTGATGATTAGTATTAACGTCAGGAATGAACGGATATTTCATATGGTGACAATTAATACCGAAACAACCAGCTGGTTCTCCATACCCATGGTCATAGATTGACGGATAACGCTTATCGTACTTAGGACTGCTAGTAGGGACATCATTAACCACTTTGCCTTGAATAGGTGCACAAGCTGCACGACTTGCCGGATGACTACTCATAACGAACGTATGAACGTCATATTCGTGTGCCTGCTCCATTCTTGTTTCGTTCATGACGCGATACTTGGTTGAATCTAAAACGGTACGCGTATAAGCCTCGATGCTCCAATGATGCCCGCCTTTGTCAATCAAACCAGATTCCAAACCGCCATCCACCAGCTTATACATAGCCTTATTAAGCGCCTGTTTAGCCGTTGTCGTTCCTGTGGTAATATTAGCCACCATATTCTCTAAGATGGACTGATATGCTTTAGAAACGACTCCTTGACCTGCATTAGTCGTGATAAGTGTCTGATTGACGTAGTTGTCTAAGTCTAGGAACGTCTGCTTTAGCATGTTGCGTAGAATCATATCGACGTTAGAGCTGACCGGCTTCTTATCAACGTCCAATCCATTACTTAACGTCTTAGAAGTCGCGTCTGCAATGTCGTAGCCTGACTCTTTAATCATCTTTTCAAGAAGAGGCTTGCTAATCTTAGTCGCTTTAGAAACCAACTTAGCCGTTTCTTCGTTCAAAGCACCTAATTGGTTCAATCGGTCTAAATGCCAACTATACACGTTGAAATTGTCGCCATCTAAACCTTTAGTGTTGAGCCGCTTAATCAGCATCTTAATGATTTCATCTTCTAAAGCTAAATAAACACGCTGAATCTGACTAGAATAGATGTCTAGCTGTTTCATTAACCGTCACCTTCGCCGAATTCAGCTAATCCTGAAACTTCCGGTTCGTTTGGCACTTCCGCATTAATTTCTTTAATCAAGTCTTCCGCTTGGTCGTCGGTGTAACCAAACACCTTCTTAATGGCAAGTTTAGTTGAGGCAAAGCCTGCTTGTTTAGCTTGAGTAAAGAAGTCTAGTTGTTGCTGCTTGTCGGTGACTACGCCGTCATCGAAATCAACTGAAATGTCGCCCATCGTTGGAATGTCACCGTTGTAAGCTTCATAAGCCTTAGCGAGTTCAAGAATACTGATAATCAACTCTTTAATAGCACGATCAACCGTAGTTAATTGGCTGCTGCGAGTCTGTTGGGTCATGCTGTTTTCACTCACGACTTCGGTAGCTGTCTTCAAACCGCCTTTAGCATCGAATGAGAACGTGCCAGCCGTTAAACCAACTTGCATTTCTAACACCTGTAACGCATTGTTTAACGCTGCAATATAAGCCTGTGAACGTATTTCACTAGTTAAGTCAGTAATCTTGAAGCCGTCTTCTGAATCACCACGCATTTTAATGAACACGTTCTGGCTCGAATCAAACACTTGTTTAGGTTGCTTAATGCCACGTTCATCAACGCCTAAGCTTGTTAAGTCTTCCGGAACAGCAACACGACGTTGCCCCATCTTAATTTCCCAATTAAATTGGTCGAAAGTGTCGTTGATTTGCTTTAAAGTTGACAAAGCGTTGTCACATACACCAATGCCTAAAGGACTGGTAATATTGCGGTTGTTAAACCCTTGCGGTTTCAAGTAAACGAATTGTGGGCGTGTAATATTTTCTAAAGTCGCTACAGGTTCAAGCCCTGAATATGGTTCGTAGCTTGTTAACGGGACTTGAATGCCAACAATTGACTTATCTTCTGAACGGTAAAGTTCGTTAGTAATTTGATAGTTGCCATTAACCCATTCGTGGAACTCTAACAGTGTGTAATAGACAACCTTGTCATTTTCGATAGTCTGATTAACTGAAGCAATCGCGATTTCAGATACGTCATTTGTATTATTCCGTAATGGGTAAATAGTCGGCGCCTGGCACCATGACAATTTAATCTTGCCTTGACCAACATCGAAGTAAGGTCGGATAACTAATCCACCTAACGCCAAATCTGACTCTAAATAGCGTTCAAAGTTCTTATTGAAGTCGTTGTCGCTAAATGTTTGCTGGATAAACTCATTAGCATCTTTGAACTTGTCATCTCCGCCAACGTTAATCCGACACTGTTCGTTATAAAGCAACGATGCCATACGCTTAGCAACGACTTTCATCATGTTAATCGACATATAAGGGCGCGTCTTCAACTCATGATCACTGTTGTAGTATTTAACATCGTCGAACTCGCCTTCAAAATACTGCAATGATTTAGCAATCCTGTCATACTCTGACTGCTCGACGTTAATTTTCGGGTGGTCTACAATCTTCGTTAAACTATTTACCATACCTAGCTCTGCACCTACCTTCCTGAATAGATTTTTGATTTTTTCGAACATTTACTCACCTACTTTTTGAGTCCTAATAGTCGCTTGTTGTCCATGCAGAAATACTGGAACGCATCACATGTATGGTCATTCTCTTTAATCACTTTCGGGTTGTCGCTCTCTAATGAGCTTTCGTCCCATCTATATTCACGATGCTGCGTGATAAAGATGTTATTGGACTTTTTACGCAAAATAAAAACCCGCCCTTGAGCGAGCAGGTCTTGCGGATAATCAATGTAAGTTGCTTTCTTTTCTGATTTATTAACGCCATGAAGCCGGGTCCCGTAATCGTTGTAATACTGGTTACGTAAGCCACCTTCTGCTGAATCGACTGTACGCTTAATGATTGGCGCTTCTGGGAAATCACTAGCCGTTTGCTTAATAAACTCGTGTAATTCCTTTGCCAACTGGCTAGGCGCTTTCTTATTGGCTAAGCCAGCCGGTGAATAATAATAGGTGTCTAGTAAGATAACATTGCCCTTACCTGTAATACCCAAGCATAAGCATGTTGTCGCACTGGTTTGATTACCACTATCAATTGAGTAAGCTAGCTCTGCCACATAGTCATCATCTGGCAACTCGTCAATCTCATGGAATAACGCCATGTTGTAGACGTTGTTGCCTAACCCGATGACCTCGCCTAAATAAAGCCAACGGTAATAATCATAGTCATTGCGCTTATAGCTCTCGATTAACTCTAATTGCTGTTTAGTTGTGAATCCCAACTCATCATCTAAGTAAGTTGACTTATCAATAAAGTAATCATGGTCGCCGGTCTTCTCGTCTACCCATTTATTAACCCAATCAAACGGGTTCTTAGGTGGATTATAAGAGTAAATGACTTGCACCTGATCCACACAATCAGCTTTTTGCCGAATGAACGTCGGATTAGTCTGGTCGAACACTTCAGCATTCTTAAAGTTGGCAGCTTCTTCATACCACAACGCCATTAAGTCGCCGACTGTATTCGATTTAAGCCGTTCGGGATTATCGCCGCCATAGAAGTAGAATGTACTACCTGTTCTCTTATGGACAATCTTCATAGGCGACACGCTATAACGGAACTCTCTAATCATGCCAAGCTTACTGATTGCCCAGACGATTTGACCGTAAACCGAATCTCGCAAGTTAACTGCATTCTCTCGAACAACGACCACATTAACCTTATTTCCTTGTTGAGTATGCTTCTTAAACTTAACCAGCAATTTAATGCTGATAGTCGATGATTTAAACGAACCACGACCACCGTTTAGGATTAAATAAGGCGCCTTACTGTTCCAGAATGAAAAGAAGTGAGGTTGAACGATACTTGATAACTTAATCTTCTGGTATGTCGTCAACGATCATCACCTCGCTTGAACTATCAGTCATGTTCTTAGCTTCAGCAGCTTGAGCTTCCTTAATATCAGCCTCAGCTTCAATCTTTCTAATCTGCGCTTGAGTAAGCGGGTTTTCTGCTGGGTAACGTTTAAGAATCTCCTTAACCGCAGCAATGCGAGTCTTTAAATCAGCTTCCTTCTTTGACTCGTATATACCTTCAGGAGAGCTTACTATAACCGTTTCTTTCTCTTCGCCCTTAGCTATCTTGGTAAGCAATTCTAACGCGTCCTGAGCGCTCATAATACGCTTGTCGGCCATCTCGGTCATATGTTTATCAATATATTCTTTGATGTCAGGTTTTGTTAGGTTTTCACTCCCGACAGACCTAGCAGACTTCTTCGCATAACCCGCATCAATCGCTGACTGAGTAGCGTTACCAGTCTCAATGTATAAGTCGGCAAACTTCTGTTGTTTTACGCTTAATTTTGTCACATAACCACCACACTCCAATTTTTAATGTTTACTTATTTATTTTCGGCTATCCGCTTATCCATAACGCGTTTAAGTCGTTCCCGTTCCTTCTTATCCTTGAGCCACTTCTCTAACCTGGCATCGGCTTTAGATTGCCAATCAGGCTCTTTCTTGTAGCTACCTTGATTCATGTAATACAATCGACAATCACCACCTTAATTTTTTGCATTAAAAAAGCCATAACCGATTGGCTATGACTTGACTATTTATATCGCAGGTGTGGATTTGCACCACACAATCTGAGTTCCTGTTTTTTTCTAACCGAGTCTCATTAGTCCCCGTAGAGATACTAACCAGACTCGAGCTTTACCTATTCCGCCACTGCGATACGACGATGTGGCTGAGGTTGCCTGCTACCACTTCCGTAACGGATACACGTGCACACGTACCGTCGCTTTCAGGCTATCAAACCGCGCTCATCAACACGTCTAGCCTACCTTATTTATATCCTAGTCGGGACTCGAACCCGATTCGTGACCGCAGGTGCACTTCCGCGCTGCTCTACCATTAAGCTACTAGGACCATGCCCGCAATCGATAAGCGAAACACAAGGTTCTCCTTCCTTGCGTATTCTTTACGGGCAACTATTTGATTATTTGATACTACTATTATAATGCGTATTTTAAGCTATTTGGTTCACTAAAAGTTCACTTTTTGAAAACATGTAAGTCTTCGATCATGAACGAGTCGGCAAACTGTAAACAAGCGCGGTTCTTATAAAACTGATACCGCGTCTTCTCATAACCCAAGGCTTCCATTTCCAGATAATCAGGTGTCTTTGAATTACCGATGTAAACATCAATTAGTAACTTACGACTAACCGCATCACAACTTTTTAACGCCGCAACGACACTGCTAATTATTTGACCAGCATAAACGCGTTGTGTGATTGTTTCTTCTGCTCCATTGCCAACTGAACCGCCCTTAGGCATGTCTGTGATGATTGGTGACTTGATACCGCTGATGTCCTTGTGGCTATATCTCTGCATTTGGGGCAGTGAGTGTTTTAAAAAGTGTTTAACCTTAGCTACAGTTTTCTTTTCGTCTACTTGTGGGAATAGCTCGTCCATCTTATACATCTGTTTACCCCTTTTATGATATAATTTAGTCAGTCAGTACATCAGCGAAGTCGTCTTGCCGGGCGGCTTTTTTTGCGCCTAAAACATCTCTTCAATCTTGATTGTAAACTGGTGGATCCTTTCATAAGCTGCCTCTATTTCTTTGTTCAAATCGCTGTTAGCTTGTTGTAACCATTCATTTTCTTTCTTTAGCCGCTTGTTATCAGCTTTGAGTTGCTCATAGTTGCCCATTAATCAGCCCCCAAGTCTTCATCTTTAACAAACACACCGTTAACCATCTTGCCTTTACGGTGCCAAATAACTTCGCAGGCTTCTTGTAAGCAGCAGCGCAGGTCAATATTCTCTTGTTGGCAATAAATCGTTAAAACTACCATAATATCGCCAATACTGTCGCGTTGCTTGTCTGGATAGCCCTTTAAGTGCGCTTGCGCCAGTTCCCCTACTTCTTCTTGCAATTTAATCAATTGCTTGCTGCTGTCCGCCTTTTCCAAACCTCGATTTAACGACCATAGTCTAATTCCACCAACCAAGTCGGTCAGTGAGTAGATTTCTTTTGTCATTCTGCCACCTCCGTAATTTTAATTGCTGGGCCACCTGCAATGTAATAGTTAAAACGAGTAGCTAGGTCAACTAAATCTATTGTTGATTCAGTTATTTCCCCGCATACAAGGTGGGGGTATATATCGGTATAATGGCAGAACGTATCTAACCACCGTTGTTCGTGTCTGTCAGCATCAATTTTATATCGTTTCAATCGTCTCATTCTGTCACCTCCACATAACTAGCCTTAAATACATCGTCAGCAATCGCCCAATGCTCGCCTTTAACACCTGTTACAATCCAGTCACCAATATTTAATTCCATTGGGCCTTCTAGAGTCATAAGTGTGTTCATTGGCCATTCTTCAACATAGGCACCACGAGGGACTCCAATGCTATATTTTCTAATCATCCTAACTGACCCATCAAACTGTTCAGCTTGGATCGTTGTTGTTTTTCTGTATGTTTTAATCATCCTACTACCTCCCACTCTTTTAACTTAATCTCTCGCATGTTAATCCTCCTGACTGCTAACGCGGTCTTTTTATTTGATTTACATTTGAATTGTTTCCATTTTGGCAACTGTTGCATTTTTTGAACCAGTTCGATTAATGGTTGTTTCCATTTTGGAAAACACCACTGGTTATTACGGATAATGTAACAACCACTTACATTTGATTTCTAGGCTATATCTGGCCATTATGCGTTAATGTTCAAATGCTTGGCTACCGCATAGACGACTGGCACGCTCACACTGTTGCCCGCCTGTTTGTATAGTTGACTATTACTATTGACCGCTTGCGCCTTGTAAAATTGCTCGTCTGTAAAGCCTTGAAGTCGCCAGCATTCTAGTGGTGTTAACTTACGAACCCTGATAGCATATTCAATACCGTTAATCACTAAGCGATAAGTATCTTTGACTTTAATAATCGCACCTTGGTTCAGCCCTGTTTCTAGAGTATTAGTAATCTGTGCCCCAATGCGTCCGCGCCTTGTTTTAGAATTAGGTTGACTAAAACTGACTGAATCCCCTTCGTAACCCTCCGCGCAACCCTTTTTGGTGGCTTCTTTAATTAAAATCTTTGGTTCGCGTCCGCCACCTTGCATAGTATTTAATGCCGGCGACAAACCTTCAGGATCATAAACACGTCCTACTTGAGGATTTCCTCCAAACGAAGATGTTTCAACAATATTTCCAATCTGTTTTACTTTCTGTGGTTTAGGCTCAACAACGTTCAATCCGCTGCCTTGCGATTCTCCGTATCTTGTTGTAAGGGTGTTAGTATTTTGTTCTGACTGGCTAATAGCTTGTTCGTTACCTCTTCTGATAGGAAAAACTTTTCGTCCACCTCGTCCTCTAAGATGTCCGACAATATAGACGCGTTCCCTGTGCTGAGGCAAGACCTCGGCTGTGTCGAGAACGTCCCATTCGACATCGTACCCGATTTCATCCAACTCAACTTGAAGCTTGAGAAAGTCCCATCCCCCATTAATGCTAAGTAGGTTTTTAACGTTCTCAATGAGTAAGATGCTGGGTCTATCTTCTTCTTCGAGGTCTCTAATAAGCCCTGTAACTGTAAAAAAGAGAGAACTACGTTTGCCGGCAAATCCTTTCTGCTTCCCGGCAACACTGATGTCTTGGCACGGGAATCCAAATGTCCAGATGTCTGCTCTGGGTAACTCGCTAGCTCTAACTGCTCTGATGTCATGTTCTGTCCATTCTCCTTCTGTATCGTAAATTGCGCGGTAAGATCTACGGGCAAACTTATCGATTTCAACAAACCCAACGCACTCATGCCCTGCCATCTCTAGCCCACTTCTGAATCCGCCAATCCCGGCGAATAGGTCTATAAATTTAATATTAATCACCTAGCTTCCTGAAACATTCAATCATAAGCGATCTACCTCATCAACCGGCACCACCGATTCTGCCAATCGCATCAAAACATCGTAGTCGGCTTGTGCTGGTGTCGCTATATAGATGTTTTCCATCACTTAACCTCCTACCAAGCTTTATAAATTTTCTGACAATTAGCGCACCAGTACTCACCGCCGCCAATATACATAAAAGCCCCATCCGCAAATGTTGCACCGCAATCCCAACATCTATCCATTAGTTAGCATCTCCAATCGTGGCATAAACTTCGCCCTCCGTAATCGCTACTAATTCGGACTCATGGCAGAAATAACGCTGTCCGATTGCATCTTTAACGCATACACCGTCAGGCAGCACCTCTGAAATGCGGCCGCACACGTTGTAGTTTTTTAATCTTACATACATCCCTTTAATCATTACTGTTATCCTCTCCGCGCTAGATAAAGTAAGTCTTGTCCTCTACGCGCCATTCCCAAAACTTGGGGTTAATTGACTTAATTTGTTTCTCAGTTAGTGATAAAGAATGAGGATTATCAAATTCAACCCAAGTGTACCCGTCGTTAAATCCTAAATAACGCCCACTCTTTGGATGTCTAACCCACCACCTACGTTTAGTCATGCCTATGTCTCCTCGTAAACAGTTGTAACTTTAATCGGCAAACCACCTAACTCTTTTAATAACTGACTAGTTTGTTCAGTGCTCCGACTCTTAAAGGCATCGTCTAAAGCGCCGGGCATATCATTTAATACCCACACAGGATAAATGTCTTGCCACTCTTTAAAATACATATTGCCTATGCTAATTAGTTGGTACATTCGTCTACCTCCTCAACAGGCACAGCAAATGCCTTATAACGTGGGTCAATGGCTAGGATTTCGGGCATTGTGAACTTTACTTTGATCCTCATCACAGCATCTTTTTCATCAAAAAACACTTCTCCGTCGTCCTCATTCTGATTCAAAAAACAATGTGTCCGGTCTATTGGCATTATCACGTAATAAAGCTGTTCCGGTTCAGCTTCATATCCGTAGCGCAGGGCGTCAATTAGCTTCCATTGAGTATTTGTATCGCTAAGCAACCAAAACTTAACATCACCAACAGTATCGCGCTCTTTGCTTAACTTAGACACATCTGCCATTGGATAACCACAAAGCTCCTCTTTGTGCTGGTCTAACCAATCACATACAAACTTCGGTAACTTCACTTTTTCATTCATTACTTAATCCTCCTAATAATCATGCTTGTACATCCTCAGGGGTTAATTCAATAATGCTGTAACCTTTAATATCTTTGTTAAAATCTCGATAATGTTGAAATTGACTAACGCTAACCCCTAGAAACTTGGCAGCTTTTGTCATTGACTGGAATTTAAGCACCTTGCCATCTCGTGATAATCCGACCGGCACCACTCTATCCCTTCTACTGCCTTTTATCTCTAGCCCCTGTGCCTTAACAATATGATAAATGGCGCTGTCAGCGATACCTGTGATTTTTGCTGTTTCAATCACGGTTTTCCCGCTAGCGATACAGGCGGTGACATCTTTAACCCGTTGACGTCGCATTTCTGGTGATATCCGCTTTGTATTTCTCTTGAATTTAATGCCTTGTTGGTGTTGAATGTTGCTTAGCGTCGAGTTGCTAATGCCCATTTCGATTAAGCATTCTTGCCGATTCATGCCATTATTGAATAGTTGTCTAAGCTGTTTACCTAACCGTTCATGATAATGTACAAGTGTTTCATCCTGTTGCTTCACGGCATAATCGCGTACATAATATTTATCTTTTAGATCATCGGTGGTCGTCGGCGTCAAGGCTCTATCTAAATCACGCTTATTGATAATCGCCACAGGTTCGCTCGGATTAGCCTTTAAACGGTGCTGGTTAACCTCCGAACGATAATCAGCTTCATACAGCACGGATTGCGTCTCCATGCCTAATAACACGTACGTCATTGTTCACACCTCCTAGAATGGTAAATCGTCATCATTAATATCAATCGCTTGCCCGTTACCAGCGAACGGATCGCTTTGCGACTTATTGGCCATTTCGTTCCCTTGATTAGTTCCTGTTCCAGTGTTTTTGCCGTTAATTGGCGCTTTATTCGTTCCCTTATCGTTCCCACGTGATTCTAACAGCGAAAAATTATCAACAATTACTTCGGTTACATAAACGCGCTGACCTTGTTGATTTTCATAATTTCTAGTTTGAAGTCGGCCGTCAATTCCGACTAATGAACCTTTGTGCGTAAAGTTAGCAAAGTTTTCCGCTGATTTACGCCAAATAACACAATTAATAAAGTCCGCTTCACGGTCACCATTGGCATTTGTAAACTGGCGGTTAACAGCTAAGTTAAACGAGCCAACCGCTGCACCTGATGACGTATATTTAAGCTCTGGGTCTTTTGTCAATCGTCCTATTAGAATTACTCTGTTAATCATTTCTATTCCCCCTAATATGGCAAGCAGTAATGCAAGCAGTAATCTGAAATGACTGCTCGTCTGTCTTCTTCTGGCATGTTTTCATATGCGTTACTCAACTCTTTATTGACGCGATAATAAATAATGTCCAGCAATGTTTTGTAGCCCGTAGCAAAGTCGTTACCAGATAATCCCACTGATTTATCTAAGTTGTCGTAGAATAACTGTTGTTCGTCTGTAAAATCGTTATGATCCATGTACTTCAACCTCCACTCTCGGTTCATCTGAATAATATTTGTGCGCTGCCACATCTGTTATCTGGTTATCATCGAGCCATACAACCCCGTTTAAGCCATCTAAAATGATTTTGATATAATTATCCGTGTCGGGTTTGACTGTCGGTCTAACCTCATTTGAGAGCCTTCTAGCATATTCTTTCTTGCTAACTGATTTCTGGATTTTTCGATACACGCATATTTCAACTTTTATCGCGCCACTAAATGGTTGATAATCTTTCGGGAGCTGTTTAGACGCTTGCTTCTTAATCTCCTCTTTGTAATCTCGACTTTTTAAGGGATCATATACTCTAGCGAATCCACCACGGCTATTAAATCTAGGCCGTTCTGCTGGAACTGGATCACCTTTTATTACTAGTTTCATAGCCTTGCGCCTTTCTGTAGTTATCATTGCATTGCGGACAGGGTTTTACCGTCGTCCCAAACCCTTGGTTCACATAGATAATTTTCTTACCGTTACATAATTTGCACATTAGAAAATAACCATCCTTTTATCTGGAGTCGCTTTCGTAAACTTGATGACCCCATTCCGTTTAGCAATCCCCTTATACATCCGGCTCAATAGCTTGGGATTGTATATCTTTGCTAATTCCTCGCTTGTTAAATTCGTTGTAATGATCGTACGATTGCGTTTGTTTAAAATGCCAAACAGGACTTGCTGAACCCACTCGCTTGCCTCCCTTGAACTGGATTGAAACGATGCTTCACTTCCTAAATCGTCAAGCACTAGCAAGTTAACACCGCCCAGTAGCTTAACCATTCTAGCTTCTGTAAATTCGCTCCCCTTGGAGTCAAACGAGGCTTTAATCAGTCGCATTAGTTCATTAACTGATACAAACAAGCATGAAGCGTCGGGCTGTATCGTTTCATTGACGGCTTTTAACATTGATACGGCTAGATGTGACTTACCGACACCAGGAACGCCTGTGATAATCGTATTGGCCTTATAATCGCGGTCTAGATACTTCCCGGCAATCTGTCTGGCTTTTAGCAAGTTTCCGGCCGCCTCAGTGTTTGGCTCAGTTTCATAGTTATCAAAAGTTGCCTTCTTCAATTCGAAGTCATCAAAGATAGAATCACATTGCAATACACCGTGAAAGGCTCTCCGGTAACTACGCCACGTTCCTTCAAGCACAACGTTGTTGTTACGCTCGCCAATGCTTTTCTTAGCACACTTAGGGCAGAAAGGTTCATGCCCTTCTAATTGCACCAAACGGCAATCTGTGTGTATTTCGCAGTATGCTGGTAATGCCTTTACTTTCCTCAGCAGATTAAAGCTGGTGCCGATGTTAGAATTCAATTCCGCCATAAGAGTCCCCTTTCTGTTTAACCGTGTTAGTTTGGTTTAGATATTGATCGAACTTATTGCCAAATAGCGTGCTAGGCTGCAAATACTTCGCCATATCGGTTCCTAGCCACTCGCTAGACTTGTTATCGATAACCTTCTTAAAGTCGCCTAGAGTAGCCTTTTCGTTCCATCTAGCTCTGATCAGTTTCTTGTGCGTCTCGACGTTCTTAAAACTCTTACTAGTCACTTGATTTAAGTAGCTGATTATCTCGTCGTAGGGAATAGGGTCGGGGTTACCCGACAATGGTTTACTATCCTTACCTAACCTATCCTTACCTAACCTAACCTGTGCCGTCCATTGGTTGTCCATTGGACGTCCAGCTACTTTACCCGTGTCAGCTCGGGGTTTCGGCTGTTTCAATTCAGCGGTTGGCATGATTTTTAAGAGCAAATCTTTGTAGATTGAATCAACTTTTCTGTCGGCTCGAATCTTGTTATTTTCGTTCCAGTCGGTAATATAAGTTACCAAGTCGTCATTTAAAACGCTGACGAACCCTTTCGCAACAAGAATTCTCAAATCATCTTCAACTGCCCCAGTTTGGCGCATAATAGAAAATGCTTCTACCACGCCGTCATCATCGGCGTGTAATCCAAGATGAAAGTAAAGCGCCTGGCTGCTCAATGGCATTTTGATAAACCTAGCACTGTTGGTAATTCGGTTACTGAACATCCTTCGTTGTGCCATCTAACTCCTCCTTATCTTCGTAGTCGCCTCTAACCTTTAATATTCTCAATGTTTCTAAATCTGGTTTAACCGGTTTCAAATGATACTTTCTAGCAAACTGCCAAGCACCGTGCGTTGTATGTTGCTCATGATGATGTTCATAACATAATGGCAAAACAAATTTCTTTCTATGATCAACTTTTGTTCTATCCATTCCAATTCCCACACCGTCAACATGCGCGAATTGTGCTGTTTTTCCACAAATAACACACTTCTTGTAGCGCAAGCATTTTAAAGTGAGATGATAGTCAACCGGGATCATATCCCAAGTCTTAGTCTTAAATGGAATGTCATTATCAAAGAATAAATCTAATATCCATGTTATAAACTCTTGTGCGTAGGTCATCGAGCAATCAGACAAGCTGAAATAGCTATAACCACACTTCAATATGAACGCCCGCTTTAAAACCTGTTTTGCTTCGTCTTTGGTAATAAAGCTATAATTTAGTAAAATCTCCGCTTCATCGGGTGAATAACCAGTCCAATTGGCATAGTCATCAAACAACGCGTATAGCTTTTTGCGTTGGTCAGGACTAATACGTCTGCCGTCTTCAATATCGAAGCTGACGGACACCTGACGGCCGTTGGCGTACTTGCTAATCTTATAGATGTCTAGTTCATCATCTGTTTCAATTTCTAATTTGTGTTTTGAGTACTTACCGAGCTTGCCGAATATCATTGCCCATCATTTTCCTCAGATACTTCTTCTGGTTTAGGCTCGTCTTCTTTGATTTCAATATTTCCCAATAAATCAACCATTCGTTCAAGCAGCTTAATAGGTAATGTTTCTAGGGGTGCCGACTTAACTTTTGAATGTAATTCTGTAAACATTTTTTCGTGTTCAGGCGTTAAGCTTTTTAAGTCGTTGATTGTTTGGATCGTTTCTCTTTTAACCTTCTCTAAGTCAATACCTTCACTTGACCATTCATAAATCTTTTGGCCAACTTCTGGTGTGATTTCAAAAGGTGTACCGAACAAGTTAGAGTTGTCTTTAGTCGCTTCTGCAATATGGTCTTGGTCAATCCTGATTGAAATTGCAAATTCGTATTCTAAGCTGTCTTTTTGGTCGGGTTTAAGCCCCATCTTAACGACTTGGGTCTTACCGTCAGTTTTATTCATGTCGTACGCTTGTTTACTTCTAGCGGTACCAATCACATAAACGGAGCTACCAGTAACGAGATTTAAGAATTGTTTTTCTAATGGCTTAACTCTGTTCCACGCCATCATTTGCATTTTAGGGTTGCCCTTTTGGATTGTTTCAACCTGCTCTAAAATACCTCCTTCACCGCTCCACGCATGAGTTAGTGAATCAACGATGACAACTTCTACGCTGGCTTCTTTTAAAGCTTCAAACGCTTCAATATAGCGATTAACTGTGAATGGTGGTTCGAAATCAACGTGTAAGAACTCACCAATTTCCGTTTTGGCAACAGTTGTATCTGCATAAAGCAACGCACGTTTATGTTCTGTGTCGATTAGTCCAATCTTTTCCCATTGCTCTTCTGCCGACATATCAGGAAACTTCTTTTCTACAATTCCTTTGGCGATTAGTAGCGCACTCACTGTCTTGCCAGAACCACTAGCGCCAGTAATCATGATTGGGACTTTAATCTGTTCACGTTTAGCCTTTTTTACTTCCATCATTATTCAACCTCCGCTGTTTTGATAACTGCCGTTTCACTTGCTGGGCTAACCGTTACGCCTTCAAGAGCTACACCGTTTGGCGAGTAAACTTTACCGTCTTTGACTTTTGCAACCTTTTTGAGGCTTGCTTTGTCGACTGATTCTTTCAACTTGATAAAATCTGTTTCATCATTAGATTTAAGCGACTTGATAAGATCGTCGTCGTTGTATTCCCACTTAGGTTGAAGCTTACGCGTTGATAATTTTCCGTTAGGCGTCACTAACTTAAACTTGGGGTTCTTAGCCTTCTCTTCAAAGATGTAGTCTGTTAATAACTGATTGAAGTAATTCTTACTATCGGCCGTCTTTGCGTTCTGCTTATCTAGCCAATCTTGATACGGTTTTATGTTATTGTTAGCAAGCTCTTCATTTTGAGCTTCGAGTCGTTCAATCTCACCGAGCTTCATAAGTGCCCAGTCAGCTTCTGATGCTGTTGTCACGGTAAATCTGTTATCCTCAATTTCATCTACGGTTTCAGGTTCAATTGGTTCTTTTTCTTCTGGTGGTTCCGGCGCGTTCCATTCCGCCGCTCGTAAAAGTTCTGTATTTCTGTCCATAATAAATATCCTCATTTCATTTTTAATTTAGTCCGTGGTACAATGAGGTTAAATTAGTTGTCCAATACTAATTAACCTGGTCGTCAGTGTCTCTAGCACTGTCGGCTTTTTTATTGCGCTTTTCGATTAGGCTTAACATACCGGCCGTCGATAAACTTAATAACGTTACTATTAGACTTGTCATCATCGAACCCCCATAGATTTTTAAATCCAATTTTGCCAGCTCCGTAGCAGAGAGCCGCGACGCTGATAAGCAATAACAAGAAAATAAACCCATCAATTTGAATCATTCCGCGCCTCCTTGTTTGATAAATGCCGCAACGCCAATCTTGCCTTTTGATAGCCCAAAGCACTCCGCTCCGTCGTATTTGGTATAGTCCGGCTTGCCTAGGATTGAAGCAAACTCTCGCGCTTCAATCTTGTTCAGACGGTGCTTAGTGAAGCCTACTTTATTACAGCTGCGGTAAAGCCTTAATACAGTTAATTCGTCATCTGTTACAAATACTTTTTCCATGATCTCGCTCCTTTTGTTGTTGGATGTAAGCTTATGTTTATAGCCTTCATACCAGCGGTCGGCCAGTTGTTTGTAAATATCCCAGTTCATTACCAGCCCTCCTTTTCAAGCCATTTATTAACCACAAGTTTGCTATAGACCGTTTGTTTCTTTGGATACTCCATCGCCGACCGGCCTAATTCGGTGTTTAAAATAAGCCAGTCAACCATACTGGCATCTCTACCTAGATAACCGCCTAATGTCTCTTTAGTCATTAACATTGGGAACTCCGAATCTGGTTTGCGCGGTTTGTCTAATTGGCTGATACCTCTTGACATTGGTTAGCCCTCCTATGCTGTTTTATTTTGATATACTTATCTTTATCAGCACTGCAATGCTGAAATTTAATTAAAGGTGGTGATATACATGAATCGTACCGAAATAATTTCTAGCATTATCCAAACCGTTACAAGTATTGTGGCAGTTGTAATTGCGATAACATCATTAGTCTGGACAACCAAATCTCAGCGAGACGCGAATAAGCCATATATAGTTGCATATTTAAAGCAAGTGCTAAGTTCATCTACATTGATCACTTATTTAGTCATCAAAAACTATGGTAAAACCGGTGCAATTGTTACTAATGTAACAGCCGTTCCAGCTCTAGATTCTGGTAATTTAAAATTTGAGAATAATCCCTTCTCTAATTTTAAAAGTCAAATTATCGCACCTAACCAGTCGTACGCCGCTGGCATTTCAATCGGGAGAAGTTCCTCCGAACTAAAAACCACTAAGTTCGTTTTAACCATTTGTTATTTAGACCAACAATCTAAAAAGCAAACCGAGACATTTTCGTTAGATAAAGATGCTTTAGATACCGTTCAGCATTTCAATTCGTCTCCAACAAAAGGAGATGAAATATCTAGGGCTATTTATAAAACAAGCAGCGAAGACTTAGTCAGTCGTCTTTAATCGTTGCAAAATCATCTAAATCAATATCCTGTAAAATTAATTTTGCCAATTTTAAATCCGTTGTATATTTCTTCAAGACATCGACAATTTGAAATTGGCATTTTTTAAACTCTTTATCATCGATTGATGCACCGTTATCAAAAATCATCTAACCCACCTCCTACTAAGCTGTTTTTAAAAACTTGTTAATAAAATACTGTTGACCCTTACCGGTAACCTTTGGTGTTTTGTTGATTGTTGTATGTCCGTCAGAATGATTAATCACCGTTTCCTTAATCTTGAATAACCCAAGCTCTAACGACTTTTGAGTAGGCATATTTTTGTCTGATCGATTACCAGAAATCAGATAGCCATTAACTCGCATCCATTCGAACAATCTATTTTGACCAATGTTAACGCCGTTCTGCTTCATGATTTTGGCTAACTCGCCGATTAAGATGCTGCTATGGCTAACTGCTACCGCATCGGCAAACAGCGCTTTCGGCTTCATTTCAGTAATTTGCAAATCTTTTCGTTTAAGTTGTTCGCCGGCTTGTAACAGCAAGTCTCCTAATGCGTTAGGGTTATGCGTTACATCAAAGGCTTTTTGATCAGTTAGATATGCGCCATTCTTTCGAATTGATGGTAGGACTTCACCAGTTACCCACCGTTTAAATTTCTTTGCCTTAGGCAACTTACTTCCGATAATCGCAGCATACAATCCCGATTCATTAATAATTGTTGATTTCATATTCATACCCGACAATTTGGTGGATATGAAATCCTCTTCATCAAGTCGTTTTGTCATGGCGTTTGTTTCTGAGTATCCAAGAATATCCGCTACGTCTTTGCCTACAAAGTACGGTTCGCCTCCGATCAATACTGTTCGAACTTGATCACCATTAAAATTGAATAATTGTAAATCTTTCATTTTGAAACCTCCTTATTTGCTATACTTATTTCTGAAAGGTGGTGAAATGATGACTTATGATGATGCTATAGCTAGATTGCTTATTTTAGAATCTAATAAAAATGAACCGCACGATTTTTCTTTACCGGACTTCGACCAAGATTCCGTAAAAGATACCGCAATTCGGTTAATCAATAGTGGTGCTATCGACGCTGAAATAATCGAGGATTATTCAAGTGTAGTTGGGATTACATTCGAATAATTATTCTAGAAGCTAATTCAATTGCTGTTGATTAGCTTCTTTTTGTTCAATGTTTAATTCAAGTAAAGCTTGTAGTTTTTCTATTTCAACTTTTGCCGGCAAGCAAGTTATTGTTACTACCGGAATTTTAGAAGCTGTCATGTCAATTTCTAACTTTGTAACGTCCTTTCCTAATTCCCAATCACCTATCTTCACCGAGTATTGGTTGGATTTTAAATGCAGGTTATCACATTCTTTAAGTTCGTCTTTGGGCACTACCGATAATTCTAAATTGTTCATTTTGTTTCCTCCTTATTTAATTTTATCGCTTAAAGCGATTGAATCACCAAAAAAAATACGATCCATAGGATATTTATATAACTTCGAAAAGCTATACATAAACTTAACCGGCATCGAACTACTGTCTTTTTCCCACCGTCCTATGGTTTGTCTATCTACGCCGATTTCATTGGCAACGGCTTGTTGAGTCATTCCGATTCTTACCCGTAACGATTTTAAAGTCATCATTTGGTCAATTGGCATTTATTTCCCCCCTCTCAATCAATAAATATAGTATATATCGTTTTAAGCGATATTGCAACTGATATATCGCTTAAAGTTTAAATAAAGTTGCTTTATGTGTTTACAAAATTGCTTAAAGTGATATAATCAATGCATCGACATATATAGGAAGAGAGAATAAATACTTATGACGGATGATTTGAAAATAACGTTTGGAAAAAACATAAAAAAATATCGCTCATTAAACAACGAAACTTCAAAAGAACTCGCAGAAACTATTGGTGTTTCTCAATCTACTATTAGCGATTGGGAAAACGGCAAGAAGATGCCTCGTGCTGGCGCTATCGAATCATTAGCAAGTCATTGGAAAATTAATAAATCACAACTGTTGATTAGTCAGGAAACGCAAATTAAAGCTACTTTCAACAGAGTTTCGAGTTATAATTTTTTCGATGCCGGTCTATCCGCTGGTATACTCAACGACGTTGATCCATTCACGGCAAATGAAGTCGAAACGGTCGGTTTATCAGATGTTGTTATGGGTAAATACGCTGGCGATAAAGACATCTTTATTACTTACATCAACGGCGAATCAATGAATAGAATTATTCCGGACGGCTCTCTAATTGCGGTCAAACAATATACAGAATTTTCAGAATTATGCGATGGCGATATTGTCGTCTTCCAAGAAGGCGCTGGTATGGCCGTTAAAAGGTTCTATAATGACGTTAAAAATAAGATCGTAACGTTTACGCCTGATAGCACAAGCGGCGAGTTCCGCCCTATTAATTACTTATACGACTCAATGAGCGACGTTAGAATTATTGGGAAAGTGGTTGTTTATACGGTTACCGTCTAGCCTAGTGGCTTTGGTTGGGTGCGATTCCCAACTAGATAATTGCATTAAAAAAGCCCTATCGAATCGTGGGGATTCAATAAGGCCTGTGTATTATTACTATGTCCAAACACATTCTATCATATCTGGAGGATTGAAATGAAACAAATTTGGAAATTTTTCATCGGGCTTGTAGTCGCAATTATCGTGATTAGTTTAGCTATGACCGTTGGAGCGGTCATTCTTTTGGGAGTGTCAATTTATTTTGGGGTTAAGTATTATCAAAAATACAAAGCTGACAAAAGCTCTGTAACACCTATTTTCAAGCAATGGTGGATTTATACCGGTATTTTGTCATTACTACTATTATTAATCGGATTTGGATCAGACTCAAATAAGGACAACAAGTCTACTAAGTTAACAGTAAACGAAACATTTGTTACTAACGATAAAGGCGTTGCGACGATTTCTGGTAAGACTTCCCCAGACTATGGCGTTAATATCGATAATGTCAAACAAACCGCTGCTGATTCTGACGGGAAATTTTCTTTTGAATATAACCTAAAAGGCAACAGCAAGAAAAGCCTTCGACTCGAAGTCAGCAAAGACTACGACGATAACACCAAAAAGAGCAAACTTATTTACGTAAAACCAAGTAAGAAATTTTTGGCCAATAGAGAAAGTTTAGCGCAAGAAAGCTCACGCGCTGCTGTAGCCTCTGAAAGTCAACAAAAAGCAGCGTCAGAATCATCTGAAAGCCAGAAAAAAGCCGAATCAGAAAAGGCTAAAGTTGAATCAGAACAAGCTAGCGATATTACTCGCCTGAGTGAAAAACCGACAGACGAACAATCTGCAATTCTAACTCAGTTAGCAAATCAAACTTTTTCTAAAAAGTACCCTTATAAGGGAAGCAAGATTCACACAATTTTAGGGAATATTCAACCATGGACAAAAGACGGCAATGTTTGGTTCGCCAAATATGAAGCAACCATCGCAAACGCATTTAATGCTAAACGTGACGCTACTCTTGAAATTAGAATCACACCGCTGAGTCGTGATAGTGGTAATGTTTCATTTGAAGATTACTAGAATTATTTCAACCATCGGATAAGCCGACAGCAAGTGCAAGTCTTGCTGGTTGATTTGCAACAAAAAAAGACACACCCCTCTCCCGCCAAGAAGTAAGGTGTGTCTAGTCTACAACGCCCCTAATCGGGTGCGCTATTTGTATACTCTATTTTATCAATCAAGTGGCATTTGGACAAGAGGCAATTTCGAGGAGGTTATTTTATGGCAAGTTATGAAAAACGTGGCAAGAAATGGCGTGTAGTTGTCTCTGTCATGGATAAAGGTGTACGACGCAAAGTCAGCAAAACTTTTAATACAAAACGTGAGGCAACAGAATGGTCTGTTCAGATGGAGTCGGATAAATTTCAGAACAAAAAGATCATTGCTTCTAGTATGCTCTTTTCTGATTACTTCAAGATGTGGGTTAAAAATTATAAATCGAAGGATATTAGAGCGTCAACTTTAACGGCCTATATCACAGCTGAGAATATTATCGACACACTATTTACCAATGTAAGGCTAGAAGATCTAAATTACCCTATACTCCAACACGGATTAGATGAATATGGAGAATCTCACAAAAAGAGTTATTTAACTTTACTGGTTGCAAAAATAAAGGCCTCTCTTAAAGACGCTTTATATGACGGTTATATAACTTCCGACTTCTTTTCTCGACTTAAACCCCATGGTTTGGAAAGCGACGTAAAAATCAAAGCGTTGTCCGCAGATGAGTTCGAAATACTACAAGCCTCTTTATATGCCCACAGCAACGACAAAATCAATTTGTCATTACTTATCGCGTTAGAGACTGGTATGCGAATAGGCGAGGTTTTAGCGCTAAACTATGAGGATGTTAGTGTGCCGTTTAATAACATTCATGTTGATAAATCTCTCACAGCTGCTAGTCGTGAAATTACGCCGCCAAAAAACAAAAACTCATATCGCGATGTTAGAATCACTAAAGAATTAACCGCAGTTATCTTTAATTCTGGGAGTTCTGGAAGAATATTCGATCATACACACCAAGCGGCTCTAAAAAGAATACAGCGAGTTACTAAATCGCTTAATATTTACAGTAAACTCAGTGTTCACGGTTTAAGGCATTCTCATGCATCATATTTATTATATAAAGGCGTTTCAATCAACTATATCTCAAAAAGATTAGGTCATGCCAACACTTCAATCACTCAAGAAGTTTACGCCCATATGCTAAAAGAAGAACGGATTTCAGAAACTGATAAAGCGTTGGACGTTTTGTCCATGTCCCCAAATGTCCCCAAAAACGCTATAAACATTGATATAGCAAAGGGTAATTAA